ACAAGCAAATGCCAACAACAATCGTCACTGGTCGCGATATAGTCTTTACGCTCGCAACAGTGAATTATGACGCACAAACAACAGCGGTCACGCTAGTAAATGCGCCCGTTATTACTACCTATCAAACACTAGACGGCAAGGCTTACAAGCACATTGACGATCAGTGGACACTTAACATGGAATTACTTGCAGACTGGGGCGTGGCTTCATCACTATTCGAAGCAATGTGGACTGCATTTACAACTGCACCAAATACAGCTCTGGCCTTTAGCTTGACTACAGTCACCGGCGCAGTATTTACTGGCAACGTGTTTCCAGTAGCACCAACAGCTGGCGGCGCTGCACCTGACGCACAAACCGACTCATGGGCAATGCTTTGCTCAACCACACCAACAGCAACGTTCAGCTAAAAGCAATAGAAACGGGAGCACACAATGAAACTGCCAATCACGATCGAGTACGTCTCAGGCGAGTTCGGTACATATACCGCGCAACCGCCAGAGTGGGCGAAGTGGGAAAACAAGACGGGTCTGACTATTTCACAAGCACAAAACAAAATTGGGATTGCCGATCTCCTTTTTCTTGCGTGGAATGCAATGAAGCGCGAAGCTGGTGGCAAGCCAATCAAGGGCTTTGACATTTGGTGTGAGACAGTTGCGGACGTGACAGTCGGTGAGGTAGCCCCAAAAGCTACGCCGCCGGAAGCGTAAATCGCATACTGGTCGAGCTAGCGTTGGCGACTGGGATTGCAATGAGCGAATGGCATACGGCGGAGCAGATATATACAGCGCTAGAGATATTGGAGAAGCAAAATGGCGTTTAAAGCGACAAAGGGTCAAGGCTCATTTCGCATTGAAGTTGAGCCTATTGCTTTGCGAAATCTTATTCAAACTTTAAATCTAATGGACAAAGAAACTCAAAGCGAAGTCAGAGACGCGGCCACGCCGTTATCAAAAAGATTAGCTGGCCAAATTATGCAATTTGGTGACGCTTCGCCAACACCACAAACAAAACTTGTAATGCAATCTATAACAACGCCACGCGACAGACTTATTCGCGTTGACATAGGTGGGCCAAAAAAAGTCGGTCGGCCTTATGGTGGCAAAGCAAGCAAAAGTGGAAAAGGCAACAAAGTAGGACGAACACAAGCGCCAGCTGGTGCTTTGCTTTGGGGCTCGGAATATGGATCACAACCAGGTGTTGACAGAATTGGCAGACCTTACACATTGCGCTTTAAAGCACCTTACAGAAAAGAAGGTTATTGGTTAAACAAGTCTGTAGATTATTACACGCCAATTGTTGCTAGAGAATACATTTCTATTGTTGAAGGAATTATTAACAAATTGGATCTTGACTAATGGCTGGCATTCCTAAAGTAAAAATTACCTTTGACGCGGATTTTGACGAATTAAAAAAAGGCGTTAAAGGCGCGCAAAATGAGGTCAGTAGTTTTAGCGATCGAGTGAGCGATTTTGGCAAAAAGGCTGGCTTGGCTTTTGCAGCTGCCGCAGCTGCCGCCGGGGCTTACGCTGTAAAACTTGCCGTTGACGGAGTTAAAGCGGCGATTGAGGACGAAGCTGCACAGATAAGACTTGCGACAGCTTTAAAAAATGCCACAGGCGCAACAGATGAAATGATCGCCTCTGTTGAAAAACAAATACTTAAGACATCATTGGCCACAGGTGTTGCAGACGACAAGTTACGTCCAGCCTTGCAGCGTTTGTCTTTGTCAACAAATGACGTTACCAAGGCACAGGATCTTTTAAACCTTGCCTTAGATATAAGCCAGGCAACGGGCAAAGGTCTGGACTCAGTGGCCAATGCGCTTGGCAAAGCCTATGACGGCAATACCGCAGCTCTAGGCAAATTGGGCGTTGGACTATCTGCCGCTGAACTTAAAGCAATGTCATTTACTGACGTGCAGACAAAGCTGTCAGATTTATTTGGCGGCGCGGCAGCTGCTAACTCAGAGACATTTGCCGGGCGTTTACAAATCCTTAAAGTTACATTTGACGAGGCAAAAGAGTCAATCGGTGCGCGCTTGCTGCCAATCATTCAACAACTGGTTGAGTTTATCGTCAACAAAGTAGTGCCAGCGTTAGGGCGCTTTGCAGACTTCTTTAAACCAATCACAAATGCGATCGCAGATAACAAAGAGGAATTTATTTTGTTTATCGGATTTATTGAAACTTACGTAGTGCCAGTTTTAGTCACAGTATTAGGCGGCGCTTTGCAGACGGTTGGCAAGATTGCCGGTGCAGTCGTGGGCGTTATTGGTTCGGTAATCAAAGTTATAAATGCTTTAATCCAAGGCACAATCGACGGAATTAACTTTTTGATTAAGGCTTACAACGCAGTCAATCTTGGCTTGCCTGATCTAAAACCTGTGTCAGCTAGTGGCATACAAACAGGCGGATCATTTAGCAGTATCTCAGGCGTTTTGGGATCGAGCGCGGCAAGCCCTAGCGTGTCAATACCAGCTGTCCCAAACATCACCGTCCCAAGTATTTCAGGCGGCGGTGTTGCAAGTGCTGCGGCAGCAAGTGTTAGCTCTGGAGCTAGTTTTAGCGCCTTCAGCGACAATCGTGAAAGGCGTGAGGCTATAGCTGCAATGAACGTCAATCTTACGGTCAACGGAGCAATTGACTCAGAAGGCACAGCTCGAACTATTGTTAACACTTTGAATGACTCATACTTCCGAGGCACAGGCGGCGCTGGTCAGCTTGTAGCAACAGCGTGACACAATGGTCGCCAGTTTGGCGCGTAAAGGTTGCTGGCGTTGACGTAACTGACTCAGTGCTGGCAAGCCTTAACATTACCTCTGGGCGTACCAATATCTACGAACAGGCCCAAGCAGGTTATTGCTCGATTACGCTAATTGTCTTTAATCAAGCTGCAATTAACTATGAAATAAATGACACTTTATCTGTAGAAATTCAAGATACTTCTGCCGTCTATCAGCCTATTTTTGGCGGCTCTGTGGTGGACATTGCTGTAAGCGTCTCAGAGGTCGGCTCAACCGCGTACACGCAAGAAGTGACAATTACTGCCTTGGGAGCACTGGCAAGGCTTCAAAAGGCGCTTACAAACGGCGTATTGACACATGATTTTGAAGGCGATCAAATTGAGACAATTTTGCGGGAAGTTTTATTTGCTCAATGGCAGCAAGTGCCAGCTGCCGAAACTTGGCAAGATTATGACCCGACAGTGACTTGGGCGACGGCAGAAAATACAGGACTGGGCGAAATAGATACGCCGGGCAATTATGAGCTTGCGCAACGCTCATCATCACGCACAGTTATTTATGATCTTGTTGCAGCTTTGGCGACTTCTGGTCTTGGTTATATTTATGAGGACGCAAATGGGCTTATTGGTTACGCTGACTCAACTCACAGAACCAATTATCTATCTGCCAATGGCTACACAGATTTAACTGCAAATCATGCTTTAGGGCGTGGCATAACGATTAAAACTAGAGCAGGCGACGTCCGAAATAACGTGACAATCAAATATGGTCAAAATAGCCAAAATGAAGTCAGCGATATAGACGAAATTTCAATTTACACGTATGGAACACTAGCTCAAATCATAAATACAACGATAAGACATAAAGCGGACGCCGAGGATCAAGCCGCCTTTTATTTGGCACTTAGAGCTTATCCTCAGCCAATCTTTGAGCAGATAACTTTTGCGTTGACAAATCCAGAGCTAGACAATGGCGACCGAAACAGCCTTATTAACGTGTTTATGGGACAGCCAATAGCTCTAAATGACTTGCCACCAAATATGGCCGGTGGCATATTTCAAGGCTTTGTCGAGGGCTTTACCTTTCGCGCCAGCTATAACGAGCTAGCAATCACGCTGCTTATGTCGCCATTGGCCTATTCTTTGCAATCTATGCGCTGGAATGACGTACCAATTACTGAAACTTGGGCAAGCGTGTCTCCAATTCTTGAGTGGCAATATGCGACAATCGTGTCATAACCTGAAAGGAAAATAAATGGCTAATCCAACAACATACTTCGGCTGGGTCATGCCGACCGCAACCGATCTGGTCACTGACTTACCGGCAGATTTTAACGTCTTTGGTCAGGGCGTTGATACATCATTGCAATATCTGCTTGGCGGAACAACTGGCCAAGTATTGTCAAAGACTTCAAACACAAATATGGCTTTCACTTGGATTGAGCAAGACGACACAACTTTGTCATTTAATGCACAGACTGGCACGACTTACACACTTGTAGCTTCTGATAGTGCAAAGCTTGTAACGACTTCTAACGCTTCGGCTGTAACAGTGACAATTCCGCCGTCAGTCTTTTCAGCTGGTAATCAAATTAACTTGCAGTCAATCGGAGTCGGTTTAACTTCTTTTGTTGCTGGTGCTGGTGTCACTATTACATCAACCGGAGCAACGGCAGCCGCTCCAATTCTTAGAGCGCGTTACTCTGCTTGCACAATTATTTGCACAGCAAGCAACGTGTTCACAATTGTGGGCGATCTTAGCTAATGACTCCCATTCTTGGAATTATTGCTTCATCAAATTTTCCAAAAGTTTTTAGCTGCGATTATCTTGTGCTTGCAGGCGGGGGCGGGGGCGGGGGCGTTCCAGCAGCAAACGCGGCAGCGGGCGGCGCGGGCGCAGGTGGACTTCGGTCAACAGTTACCGCAACAGGTGGCGGAGGATCGCTAGAAAGCGCTTTAAATCTTTTTTTAGCAACCAATTACACAGTAACCGTTGGCGCGGGTGGAGCGGGCGGTGCAAGTGGTACAGCAACAACTGGAACAAATGGTAGCAATTCAGTATTTTCTACAATTACATCTACGGGCGGGGGCGGGGGTTCTGGAACAGGCGCGGCTGTTGGAGGATCGGGCGGGGGCGCTCGTTATGGAGGAACAGGTGCGGCAGGTACAACAAATCAAGGTTATGCAGGTGGATCTCATGTAATTGATAGCCTAAACTTTGGTGCAGCAGCAGGCGGTGGTGCTGGTGCAGTTGGAGGATCTAATACCACTCCAGCCCAAAAAACTGGTGCAACTGGTGGTGCTGGTGTTGCGTCAAGCATTACGGGAACTTCCATTACTCGTGGCGGTGGTGGCGGAGGTGGATCTTATGATGGATCAGCGACTCCGCTTGCAGGTGGTCTTGGAGGATCGGGCGGGGGCGCAAATGGCGCAACCACAGGAACTGACGGAGTTGCGGCAACAGCAAATCTTGGCGGCGGTGGTGGCGGAGGATCACCAATGTCTAGCACTGCAAGCACTGGTGGGACAGGTGGTTCAGGAACAGTTATTTTGAAATATCCAGACACTCGAACAATTACTATCGGCGCAGGTTTAACTGGTACTACAGGAGCACCGTCAGGTGGTTTTAAAGTTTCAACCATAACTGCTGGCACTGGAAATGTGAGTTTCTCATAATGGCACACTATGCGTTTTTAAATGAAAATAATATTGTCACTGAAGTAATTACTGGAATCGATGAAACTGAACTGATTGAAGGTTTAGACCCTGAAACTTGGTACGGTAATTTTAGAAATCAAAAGTGTGTTCGTACTTCTTACAATAACAATATCCGCTACAACTATGCGGGAATTGGTTTCACTTATGACCCAATAGATGACGCTTTTATTGCGCCAATGCCAGAATGCAATCACGACGAATTAACTTTAAATAATTTTAAAAAATGGGAATGCACAAACGCGGAGCACATAATTGAATTATCCTAAAGACACAGCTGCAGCTTTGATCGAGGTCGCTTTGGCTGAGGTGGGCACAGTCGAAACAGGCAACAATCTGACCAAGTACGGCAAATTTACAAAAGCGGACGGATTGCCTTGGTGCGGATCTTTTGTCAATTGGTGCGCCAATGAGGCTGGCGTCAAGATTTCAAATATGGTTAGCACAGCTGCCGGGGCTGAAAGAATGAAAAATCTTGGACGCTGGCACATAGTGCCGCAGCTTGGCGATTTGTGTTTTATGGACTTTCCACACGACGGCGTTGATCGCATAAGCCATATTGGAATTGTGGTCAAGATAGGCAAATCAAGCGTCTGGTGCATAGAAGGCAATACCTCTGGCACTGGAGATCAGCGCAACGGCGGCATGGTGATGATTAAACAGCGCTTCTTAGGTAAAGAAATTGTTGGTTTTGGTAGGCCAAAATTCACAGAATATGCTGGAGAATTTCCCGTAGTGCAGCTGCCGAAAACGGCTGTCAAGGAGAAAAAATGAAAGAGTTAAAACCTATGCTGGCGAGCTATGCTCGATCATTTGTAGCGGCAAGTCTTGCAGTTTACATGGCAGGTGTGACAGATCCTAAAGC